GTCATCTAGGGATTTTTTTTATGGGACAGGAAATCGACATGTTTGGCTGGCCTGTTCGGGCTGGTCGGGGGATGCGGGGCAAGCCTCCGCATGTTCGGTGTTTGGAAACTGTCAATAAAATCAATATGATGCTGGCGTTTGGGTGGTCAAATGATCGCATCGCCGGGGCGATGGGGATCAGTTTGCCCACTTTGCGCAAGTATTATGTTTCCGAGTTGAAGCGGCGGGCCATTGCGCGGGATGCGGTGGAGTTGAAACTGGCCGAACGGCTGTGGGGGCAGGTCGAGTTGGGCAAGGTCGCGGCGATCAAGCAGTTCGACAAGCTGCTGGAACGCAACGACCGCATGGCGACGGCGCGACAGGTTGCGAGTGATGATCGGCCTGAGAAAAAGCCGGTGCCGTCGGTGCGGTCGATTCCGCAGGGCAAGAAAGAGTTGGCGGTGGTTGCGGCGGAGCGGACGTTGAACAATGACCCCGATTTGCAGCCTGGCATTTCTGGGTTGATGAACTGAGATGCTGGACCTGACTGCGGACAGCGCCCAGATCGCCAAGTGGTCGACGGCGGTGCCTGATTGGGCCGAGCGAATCGTGTCGGGACGTTCAATTATCCCGGTGTTGCCGCTACATGAGGCGCGGGCTTCAAAGGCGCTGCGCATCTTCAAGCAGCTGTGGGTGCCGGATATAGAGGGCAATCCGACCTATGGCGAGGTATGCGACCAGTTCGTGTTCGACCTGGTGCGCGCGATCTTTGGGGCCTTCGACGAGGCCACGCAGCTGCGCACGATCCGGGAATATTTTCTGCTGATCCCGAAGAAGAACGGCAAGTCGTCGATAGCTGCGGCGATCATTGTGACTGCGGCAATCCTGAACGAGCGGCCGTCGGCGGAACTGCTGCTGATTGCGCCGACGATCAACATCGCCTCGATCAGTTACAAGCAGGCGTCTGGCATCATCCGGTTGACGGAAATGGAGTCTGGTGCGCGGCTGGATGATCTGTTTTCGGTTCACGACCATGAGAAGAAGATCCGGAACCTGAACCCCCGGGTACCGTCGGAAATTGCGATCAAGGCAGCAGACGCGGACGTGATCACTGGGTCAAAGGCGAGCTTCATCCTGATCGACGAGACGCATGTGTTTGCGACGCGACCCGCCGCAAAGGGCGTGTTTGTGGAAATTCGGGGGGCGCTGTCGCATCCGCAGAACAAGGGGTTCCTGCTGCAGATCACGACGCAGTCGAAGACGCCGCCGCAGGGCGTGTTCAAGTCGGAGCTGCAGCGGGCGCGCGATGTGCGGGACGGCAAGCTGTTGCTGCCCCTGATGGCGGTGCTGTACGAGCTGCCGGTGGCGCTGGCCAAGGACGGTGGCTGGAAGAAAACCGCGACCTGGGCGATGGTCAACCCGCATCTGAACCGGTCGGTGAGTGCCGATTTTCTGGCTGACGAGGTGATGAAGGCGGAAGCCGACGGGCCCGAGGCGCTGGCGTTGTGTGCGTCGCAGCACTTCAATGTCGAGATCGGGCAGGGGCAGGGCGGCGATGGGTGGGCCGGGGCGCGGCATTGGGCGGCGGCGGCGCTGCCCGGCATGGGTCTGGACGAGTTGCTGGAGCAATCCGAGGTCTGCACGATCGGGGTAGACTGGGGCGGCGCAGACGATCTGGCCTCGCTGGCGGTGATTGGCCGGCGGCGGGGCGACAAGGTCTGGCTGCATTGGCAGCGGTCATGGGCGCGGCCATCGGTGTTTGAGGAACGCAAGTCGATTGCGCCCGCGCTGCTGGATTTCAAGGCCCAGGGCGATCTGTGGATCATGCAGACCGGTGAGGAACAGGCCGACGCGGCGGCTGATATCTGTGCACAGGTCCACCTGGCCGGAAAGCTACCGGTCGAGAATGGCATCGGGCTGGACGTCGCGGGCGTAGCTTTGCTGATCGATGCATTGGAAGAGCGCGGCATGGCTGACCCGCTGGTGCGGCCGATCCCGCAGGGATGGCAGCTGCAGGCGGCAATCTCGACCGTGCCGTTGAAGCTGGAAGACCGGCGGATGCTGCATTGCGGCCAGTCGATCATGGGTTGGGCGGTAGGCAACGCGAAACAAGAACTGCGGGGGAGCAATTACGTGGTCACGAAACAGGCGTCCGGCGCGGCCAAGATCGACCCTTTGATGGCGACGTTCAACGCGGCCATGCTGATGTTTCGCAACCCGGTGGCGGCCGACGCGGCGCTGAGCCCGTGGGATGCTGACCCTGCTTTCAAGATGGTTTACTGATGCGGATTCTTGGCATGACTTTTGGGGCAAGGCCGGAGGTGCGCCAAACGGTCACCGCTGCATCGCCGGAGTTCATGGAGATTCTGGGGCTGACGTCGCTTGCCAGCGCCAGTGGCATCGTCGTCACTGCCGAGAAGGCGCTGGGTGTTCCGGCAATCTGGGCTGCAGTAAATTTCATCGCGGGCACAATCGCAGGTCTTCCGCTAAACTTGTATCAGCGCACGGCCGATGGGCGAGAGCGGGTGGCGGATACGTCGCTGGCGATGACGTTGCACGATGCAGTTAACGATGAGATGTCATCGTTCGAGTGGCGCAAGTATAGCTTTGAGCGGGTTTTGACTGGTGGACGGGCTTTCACGTTCATTGAGCGTGACGAAACCGGCGCAGTTATGAACTTATGGATTTTGAATCCGTCATGGGTGCAGATCAAGCGGGCCAACGGAGTAAAGACATACGTATATCGTGAGCCCGGCAGGGCGATGGTGACTTATCGCGCCGCCGAAATCATCGATATTCCGTTTATGTTGAAAGCAGATGGCCTCGGCCATATGGGGCCGATTGCCACGAACAGGGATGTAATCGCGTTGTCGATTGCTGCCACCGAATTCGGGTCGAAGTTTTTCCAGAATGGCGGGGTTCCGCCGTTTGCCGTGACCGGGAATTTCGCAAGTGGCACGGCGATGCAGCGGGCGGCGGATGATTTGGCGACGGCTACCCGTAAGGCGGCCAAGGAGCAGCGTCAGGCGCTGGTTCTGCCGACTGGTTTGGAGATCAAGCCGCTGGGCACCGATGCCGCGAAGTCGCAGCTGGTCGAGTTGAAGAAGTTTCTGATCGCGGAGTTTGCCAGAATCTATTCGCTGCCGCCCACATTTCTGCAGGACCTGGAGCATGGGACGTTTTCAAATACCGAGCAGCAGGATTTGCACTTTGTCAAACATACGATGAAACGCTGGGTCGAGGCGTTCGAACAGGAGTTGAATCTGAAGCTGTTCGGGCGCGGCAAGCGCGAACTGTTTGTCGAGATGAACATGGACGGGCTGTTGCGCGGTGATTTCAAGACGCGGATGGATGGCTATGCGGCCGCCATTCAGAACGGGCAGATGACGCCAAACGAGGCGCGGCGGATGGAAAACCGACCAGATGATTCCGATGGAAACCTGCTGATGATTCAGGGGGCAACCGTGCCTATCCGCAACAATCTGACGCCGCCAACAGGGGGTCTGTAGAATGGATCGTGAAACGAGAGGCTGGACACCCGCCGAGATCAGGGCAGATGCCGATGGCATCAAGGTTTCTGGCTATGCTGCGGTGTTCAACCAGATCACCGACATCGGCGGATATTTCCGGGAGGTTATCGCGCCTGGCGCTTTTACCGAGGCGATCGGGCGTGATGACGTGGTGTTCTTGATCAATCACGCGGGGCTGCCACTGGCCCGCACGCGCAGCAATACGCTGTTGCTGCGCCAGGACGAAACCGGGCTGTTCATGGAAACCGTTCTGGATGCCAGTGACCCGGATGTGCAGAGCATCACGGGCAAGATGAAGCGCGGGGATCTGGACAAGATGTCTTTCGCGTTCATCCCGGAGATTCAGGAATGGGACGAGACCGGCGACGCCCCGTTGCGCACGATCCGCAAAGCGCAGTTGTTTGATGTGTCGATCGTCACGACCCCGGCCTATGACGGGACCAGCATCGGGATGCGGAGCCTTGCGGCGCACCGGGCCCAGATCAAGACCCAGAATTTCAACGCAGCGGCACAGCGCCGCCGCATGAAAATGAACCTCGCCCTGCGGGGTTGAGAGAACGACCAAAGACGCGCGTCCGAGGTCTATCCATCGCTGGCAAAAAGGACATCAGCATGTTTACAATCACCGAGCTGCGTGAGCAGCAGGCGCGCATTCATACGAACGCGCGCGCCAAGATCGAAGAAATCACCACGGCCACGCCCGAAGATCGCGCCGCCGAAATCAATACCGAATTTGATCGGATGATGACGGAATATGACGCCAAGCAGGGTCAGATCGACCGGCTGGAAAGGCTGGTCAAACTGGACCGGCAGGTGAAACGGCCCGATCCGCGCCGCCCCGGTGCCGGTGCCCAGGCCGACGGCGACGATGGAGCCGATGCGCCCACCTACCGTGAAGCGTTTGCCGAGTTCATCCGCGCTGGCGGTGTGCAGGCGGACATGCGGCCCGAGGCGCGCGACGTTCTGCGTTCCGGCTTTGCCCCGGTTGAAAAGCGTGCGCAACTGGCCGGGACGACCACGGCGGGCGGTTTCACCGTGCCGACCGAGTTGCAGGCCATTCTGGTGAAGTCGATGGTGGCCTGGGGGCCGATGTACGACGAAGACATCTGCACGACGATCACCACAGCGTCAGGCAACCCGCTGCCGCTGCCGACGATCGACGACACGACCAAAACGCTGTCGGTCACGGCGGAAGGTGTGACGCTGGCCGACACTGGCGCCAAGGATGCCGTGTTCGGGCAGAGACAACTGGACGCGTTTTCCTACAATACCGAATGGATTCGGGTTTCCTATGAGCTGGCCAATGATTCCATTTTCAATATGGAACAGCTGTTGGGCGATCTGCTGGGCGAGCGGCTGGGACGTCGGGCCAACCAGGAACTGACGGTTGGTGATGGAACCGGCGATCCGAATGGCATCGTCACCGCAGCAACCCTGGGGGTCACCGCCGCGTCGGCGACGGCAATCACCTGGGATGAGGTGATGGGTCTGGAGCATTCGGTCGATCCGGCTTACCGGCAGTCGCCGAAGTGTCGCTACATGTTCCACGACAACATTCTGCTGGCCTTGCGCCGCCTTAAGGACGGCCAAGGAAATTACCTTTGGCAGATGGGCGACGTGAAGGGTGGCTATCCTGACACCTTCAACGGCCGTAAATACAGCATCAACCAGGCTATGGCCGGCACGCAAGCCACGACCGCACGCGTCGTGCTGTTCGGCGACTTTAGCAAGTACTATGTGCGCAAGGTTGGTGCCCCGATCATCGGGGCGATTCAGGACAAGGATTTCTGGCCTGGGTTCGGTATCGCGGGGTACATCCGCATCGACGGCGAGTTGGTTGACACGGCCGCCGTCAAGTATCTGCGCAACCTGTAAGATCAATTGACCAAGGGCGGCGGGGTAACCCGCCGTCTCTGTCAAGTGATGGAGAGCAACATGAAGATGATCAAGGTCAGAATGCTGGTGTCGCGGTCCGGCAATGACGGAGCTTGCATTCCTGGCGATGTTATCGAAGTACCAGAGAACGAAGTGCCGCACATGCTGGCTGCTGGCCAGTGTGAAACCATCGGGCGATACAGCCCGCCGCGCAGCCGCGCAGTCGAGACGGCCGTGGTTGATCAGGCACCCGAGACGGCCGTATGATGTTGTTGCGCCGGACTGTCGCAGCCACTGTCTTGCCGGTCACATTGGGTGATGCATTGGACCAGTTGCGGACAGATGGCACCAGTGACGGTGCGTACATTCAGGCCTTGATCGCAAGCGCCTGCGATCTGATCGGTGAGATGACCGGCAGGGTTTTGGGGATTGAAACTTGGGTCGCGTCCTGCGCGTCGGTTTCTGGGGATTTCAATCTGCCGAAGAGTCCGGTTCTGGCTGTCAGCTCGATCACCTATTTCGACGCCAATGATGTGCAACAGCCCGCCATCGTCGGGGATTTCTATCTGTTTGCGAGTGATGACCGCAGTGTTCTGCGCCCAAAGTCGGGCAAATCATGGCCCAGCACAATCACGCGCGAGGATGCGGTGTCGATCACATTTACTGCGGGCTATGAAGTATTGCCGCCCGCGCTGCGCGCGGCGATATTGTTGATGGTCGGGCATCTGTATGAAAACCGCGAGGCGGTGGTTGCCGACGGTAAGCCGGAAGCTCTGCCCATGGGGGTCGAGCAGCTGGTCGGCACGTATCGACTGGGATGGGTTGCAGCCTGATGATCGGGCGAATGGATCAGCGCATTGCCTTTCAGCGGCAGGTTGATGCCCCGGACGGCGTTGGGGGTGTTACCCGGAGTTGGACTGATCTTGTTGTCGGGGCGTCGGTGTGGGCGTCGGTGATTGCTAAGGCCGGGCGGGAAGGTCTGGTCGAGGGGCGGACCAATGCCACGTTCGTCGTCTTGTTCACCGTTCACAACCGGGACGATCTGTCTGAGCTGGACCGGATCATCTGGAACGGCGAGGCGTACAACATCCGCAATCTGCGCCGTGAGGGCGGGCGCAAACTGCGGCTGGTCATCGAGGCGGAGCGGGGCGTGGCGCAGTGAGAACCTCAGTCACCGTGACCGGGATTTCTGATCTGAATGCAACATTGACCAGCCTGGCGCCGCGTGAGGGGATCAACCTGATCCGCGCCACGGTGCAGGATATCGCGCAGCAACTGGCCAAGTCTGCGATTGCCAAGGCCCCTGATGATCCGTCGACCGGGTCGCCCGATCTGAAATCGAGCATCAAGGCCAAGCGCCGGCGCGGCACGAGGGTTCGGGTCGGGTCTGATGTCATTGTGCTGCCAGCGGCATTCTATTGGCGGTTTCTGGAATACGGCGACGGCCCCGACGGGGTGGAGCACGCGTTCTTTCTGAGCGCGCTGCAGGAAATGCGGCCGGACATCGACCGGGTTTATCTGGAAGCGTTCGTGCGAAAACTGACGGCTAAACTGGCGCGCGAGCGCAAAAAGAGAGGGTGAGAACATGGCAGTGATTGTTGCGACCGCGATGACGGGACCGGGCGTTCGTGTCCTGACCGAGACCACGATGACAGCATCCGATACGCTGGCCTATGATACGGGTCGGCCCAATTCGGTACTGGTGCTGCGCAACCCGACTGGCGGCGCGCTGTCGCCGACGATCACCGGCAGCCTTGCGTCGGCCGCCATTGCCGTTCCAGGCTTTGGCACCGTATCGGCGGCGGCTGGCCTTGCGGTCGGGTCTATTGCGGCGGGTGCGGCGCGGGTGATCCCGCTGGACAGCATCAATCTGTATCTGGTCGGTACCGTGACCATCACGGCGGGCACCGGGCTGGTTGCCTCGTTCCTGCAGTACTGACATGAGCGTCGCGATTCAGGCGGCGCTGTATTCCGCGCTAAACACCACCGGTTTGACGGTCTATGATGCGGCCCCGCAGAAACGGGACGGCGGCGATGCGGGGGCGTTTCCGTACGTCGAGATCGGGGCGATTGTCGTAGCCGAATTCGACACGGCGTCGGAGGTCGGGTTCGATTATGTGGCGCGAATTCACACCCGCAGCCGCAGCGGGTCGATGCTGGAATGCAAGACGATTCAGGACAAGATTTACGCCCGGTTGCACATCGGGGACCTGAACATTCCCGGGTTCGCCAATGTGCTGATCCGGCGCGAGTCCAGTTTTTGCGAACGGTCTGGCGACGGCGGTTTTCACGGCATCTGCGAATATCGCGGGATGACCGAGCGACAGTAGGACGCCCTTCGGTGCGTCCGCCAATCCGGGCCTTTGGCAAGCCTGATCATCATGGGAGCCTGTCATGGCAAAAGCAGCGGGCCGCAAGGCCGAGGTGCGCAAGAACAACGTCCTGTTGGGCGGGGTTCGGGTCACCAATATCCAGATCGACAATACGCCGATCGATGTGACGGACATGGACAGTGTCGGTCTGCAAGAATTGCTGGCCGACTACAGCATGAAGGTGCTGACGTTCGATGTCGAGGGTGTCTACAAGAATCCGACGTTGCGCGACATCGCGTTTGACCCGACCGCATCGCAACTGCTGACCGACATGACGTTCAAGTTTGCCGATGCGCTGGCCGCAAAGGACCTGATTGGCGGGTCGTTCTTCATGTTGAGCTACAAGGAGGGCTACGATTACAAGGAAGCAGCGACGTTTTCGGCATCGTTTACGTCGTCCGGAACCTGGACGTTCAACTGATGCTGGGCTTTGAGCCTGTCACGCTGACGTGGAAAGGTGTCGCGTACACCGTTCCCGCCCGTGAGCAGATGCTGTTGATCGCCAAGATCGAGGATGCGCTGTCCGGCGATACCGGGCAGCAGGCGATGACGGTGCTGTTTCGCAGGCAGGGCCCGCCGCATTCAAACCTGGCAGCAGCATATGGTGCGGCGCTGCGCCATGCCGGGGCGCGGGTCACCGATGCAGAGGTTTATCTGTCGATCCAGACCGATATTGCCGAGAAATCGCGCGATGAGGTCATGGCGACAATTCAAGGCGCAATCATCGGGCTTTTGTCGATCATTTCGCCGCCGGTTGCGCGGTCGATGGGGGCTTTGCCGGAAGCCGGGCCGGAGCCCGAAAAAAAGCTCTGACCGGGGGGTTTGTTCGAACGGCCTATCGGGCCGCCATCGGGCAAAAATGGGTCACGCCTTCTGAATTCTGGTCAATGCCCCCTGGCGAATTCTGGTGGCTGGTCGAGGCAAACACGCCCGCCGGGCCGTCGGTGGACGACGAATTGTATGAGTTCTTTCTGGAACTTGAGGCGAACGAGGTAGGGACGCATGGTTAACATCGTTGGTGACATTGCCATCGCGGTCGGGGCGGATATCGGACCGCTGGTGCGCGAGCTGGGGAAAGCGCAAGGCGCTGTTGACCGGTTCGGCAATGCGGCCAAAGGTGCTGCAAGTGGCGGTATGAGCATGGCCGCGCGGGCGGGATCGGTGCTGGCCGTGGGCGTTGCTGCTGCGTCGACCGCTATGGCCGTTCTGACGCGCCGGTCCCTGGACAACATCGACGCGCTGTCCAAGCAGGCGCGGGTTGCCGGGATTTCGGTGGCCAGCTTTCAGGCGATGGCGCAGGTCGCGGCCGAGGCCGGGGTCGAGAGCGAGGCATTGTCCAAGACGTTGATCAAGATGCAGGACAACATCGTTGGCTTGCAGAATGGCACGACGGCGCAGGTCGATGCGTTTGACCGGCTGGGCGTGTCTATCACCCAGTTGCAGGGGTTGGGTGCGGATGAGCAGTTCGGGGTGATTGCGGCCGCGCTGGATGGGATCACCGAGCCTGCCGCGCGCACTGCAGCGGCGCTGGACATCTTTGGCAAATCGGGTGCCGAGGCGCTGAACATGGTGTCGGGCTATGGCGCCGCAATCGCGGATGCGGCGGCCTTTCAGCAGGAATTCGGAATCGCCGTGTCCGATCTGGATGCAGCAAATGTAGAAGCGGCCAACGATGCGATGGGGCGGTTGTGGATTGCGACCGAGGGGTTGGGCAATACGCTGGCCGTAACGTTCGCGCCCGCCCTGGCTGCAGCTGCGACCGATCTGGCGGACTTTATTGCGGGTCTGATTACCACGCAGACCGCGATGGAAAACACCTTTGGAACCGATGCCATTGCCCGGTCGGTTCTGGGGGGTGAGTTGTATGACCGGCTGCGGGCGAATGTCGACGCCTTTGCAGCCAACGCCGATGCGATCGGCGCGTTACAGGGCACCTTGGGCGCGCTGCAAGGGCAGGCGACCGAGACGGGTGATGCGTTGATCCGGGTGGCACGGGCGGTCAAGGATGCAGGTTCTCCAGATTTGGCGCGCGGGTTTGCCGATATTGCCGCTGAGATCAGACAGTCGCGCAACGAGTTCGACGATGGGCGGATTTCGGCGGACCAGTACCGGGCCGGGTTGGAGGCCGCAATCGTCAAGGCGAACGGGTTGCTGGCAGCGGCGAGCGCGATCAACGGCGTCGATCTGTCTGGCGCGCGCGGTGAGGTGGCCGGTCTGGCCGCCGTGCTTGATCTTGCCCGGCGGGCTGCGAATGCCGTTCGGGCGGCAATCACCGGTGCCGCGGTTGCCGAAGGGGCGGTCCAGTTCGGGCCCGGGCCAGACAGCAGAAGTCCGGTTGTGTCGCCGCTGGCCCCGCAAGGCGGGCGGGCAACAAGCGCGCCTCAGCGTGCGCCGACTGATCCTGACTTCGGGCTGGGTGATGTTTCGGGCGGTGGCGGTGGCGGCGGCGGTGGTGGTGGAGAAAGCCTGCAGGACCGGCTTGCACGGATGCAGGAAGAGTTCGCGACTGAGAGTGAACAGTTGCAGGCGCAGTTCGACGAGCGGCTGGTGCAGCTGGAGGAATTCCGTTCGGCCAAGCTGCTGAGCGAGGAAGAGTTCAACGCGCTGGAGGCGCAGGTCAAGCAAGAGCACGAGGAAAAGTTGCAGGGTATCGAACAAGACTCCCGCAGCGCCCGGTTGCAGGCCGTGTCAGGGGCGTTCGGCGATCTGGCCAGCCTGATGCAGTCCAGCAATTCCAAGCTGTTCAAGATCGGTCAGGCCGCAGCCATCGCCGAGGCCAGTATCAGCGGTTATGAGGCGGCGGTCGATGCTTGGAAAAAGGGGATGAAAATCGG